TGCGTACTCTTGTGCGTCCATATTAGTATTGAGGCATTGATTGAGTCTGTACTTCGCCCATCTGTGCAGGGGTAGTACCTATGCGGCCGATCTCAGCGTTCTGCATTTGCTGCATCTGGAACTGATACTGACCTGCGTACTTCTGAAGGCGTTCAGCAAAGGCCTCGTCCTCTTGTAATTTCTGCTGAATGTCAGGCTGTTGTCCGTACTGCTGCAGGACCTGCATAGCAATCTGACCTCCGCTTGCACGGGCTGGCATTTCTATGCCAGCGTGTATTTTAGTTAGGTCGTCGGTGACGTCCTTGACTACTTGCTGCTGTGCGTTTTCTACAGGAGAAAGCACAGAGTCCGCCAGGATAGGATCAACCGATCCCGCTAGAACAGCAATCAACTTGTCAACGTCGATACGCCCGTTGCGGTCCAGCTGGATAAGCTGAGTCATCTGAGCCAGCTTGACTTCCTGGGACTTGGGGTCGGTGTTCAAGACATCGTAGTTAATTGTAATGTCGAAGTTCTCGTCGGGATTACCTCGGTTCATAATCTGAGGATCAGGAATGCCAGTTACACGGAAGAACACTTCGTCTGGTCCGAAGCGCTGGAAGCAACGGTAAGCCATCCGCATAACCTCTGCGTTGTGCTGCAGGAACTTGTCCACCAGGAACTGCTTGCGTATACTAGATATCTGAGAGTTCTCGTCGAGTCCTACCAGGCGGTCAGCCTGCGTAGACTGATTCACTTCCATTTCTATCGACCCTTGGTTGAAGGCAGGGGTCGGAGCAAAGTCGAGATCACCTTTGCGGCGATACGGGATCATACGTCCTGGTCCCCAGTCGCTAGGTGCCTGACCTACGGGATGAAGAATCGGAGGTAGAGTCGCTAGGCTGTTCCTGTCGATACGGGAGTCACGCTCTACTTTTACCTGGTTCTGTATTCCACGTAGAAGATCTGGGACCGTTGTTGTATCGTATAGACGCTTGCTGTCTTCAGACAGCTTAGTGACTACAACTGGGTAGTCCTCGTAGCCGTTGAGCAGTTCACGCTTGGCGTAGGCGGGCGCCTCGTTGTTGTCTCCGCTGTACTCCTTGTGGAATACAGTGCAGTAGATCCCTTCGGATCCGTCTTCAGGGTCGACCAGCCGTTGGTACGCATACACGATTTCTATTAGTTCATTCGCTTCGTAAGCGTTATCGGTTAGGCTAGTACTACGGCGGCCTTCCTGTTCTCTTTCAATGCTATCAATGTTTACCCCTCGGTAGTGCTCGATGATGTAGTCAACAAAGTCTGCGTCCCAGCCTGATGTCGCTACCTTGTTTTCTAGTTCTTGAGCTGTATAGTAAGTTCTCCAGAAGCAATAAGGCGCTCGCTGCGGGTCGGTTACATACGGAGGAAAAAAGAAGTCCCCGTCTGGGGCTAGGGTCTTGATCTCTGGTGCATTGACCTGCCTGCGAACAACAGGCAGCTCGGCTTCGCCTGAATCCCTGAGTTCCTTCAGTGCTTTCTTTGCACGCTTTTCTGTGACCCCTTCAAAAATGTTTTGCAGGATAAAGACTAATTCGTCGTCGTTTTCTCCTGACTGCACTGCCCCAAAGATATTTGGGTCCAGCTCTGCAATCTGCTCTAGAGTAAGCTTCTGCAGGAATTGTCGGTCCTCCATGTGCCAGCCGACGTATGTAATCAGTAGGCCTCGCTCCAGTAGGTAGTTAGCACCTAGCTCCATTTCACGCTTATAGCGTGGAATATATCCGCTGGTAGTCATCCACTTAAGAAAGGATGAAACTATTTCTGCACGAGAAATATCGCTGGATTCCACAGGGTATGCCCGAATGTTGGAACGATTCAACGAAGACATAAACAAAGACACCAGGCGTGTAATACGCTCGTCGATTACGTGGCTCTCCGTGTCGGACGCTCCCTCCCAGGGGAATGCATCGGCCCCGTGCTTGCGGTGATCACGGCTCTTGCCTGGCCACCAGTTCCTGCGGTCGTCGTAACTCGTGCGGCATAAATCAAAGTAGGCCTCCAGTTCGTTTACTGTTTCGTCGTAGGCATTACGCAGTGCATTTATGTCGGGACTTGCATCAACGTAAGTTAAAGATTCAAAGGTAGATTTATTTTGCATTTAGTTTCTTTCGGATTGATTTCGTCATCTCATGGATGTAACCCTTGTGAACGCCAATTTTATCACACAATTCTTGTGGAAGCATCGGCTTATCAAGTTCATGCCTAACATAACGATTTAGGTATTCCCATCCAGCCAAACGATTTACCTGTTCGCTGATCCATTCTGGATCTAAGGTAATGTCATCTTTATCTGACATAGCGATACGATACCCCCTTGTCGTCTTCGATTGCTTCTACGTTTACATTCTTTCCTTCGGTCAGAAAGTTTTCTAGCTTTCGAGGTATCGCAACTGGGACCTTCTTCTTGATTTCCTTGATGTACACGTAGATGTAGCTTCGGTTAGGCGCCTTTGAGTGCACTACGCCTATGTATCTCTTAGGCATAAGCTCTGGTATGTCAACGGCTTCGGCCAGCAGTGCTTGACCAGCTTCGTCAATCCACCTGGCGTAGCCAGTTCCAGTAATGCTATCCTCGGGCAGTTTTGTTTCTACGAGTTCTACGATGTAGTCTACTTGCACTTCGTGCTCTTCAGCGATTGTCTTTAGTCTTTTCTTAGGCATATTAGTATCCTCCTGTATTTGTTCTTGTTGTTTGCATAGATGCATTAGACATAAAGTCTGGCCCTTCGCCTCCGTTCGACATCCGCAGATAGCGGATAACGTCGAAGAAATCCTTCAGTGGTTCATCTGCTTTACCCTGCTTGTTATAGTTTATCAGACTTTCTATGAGGTTCCCGCAGTCCTTGTGTATATAGCAGAGAGGCTTGTTGCTTGCGTCTATCCCTACGTTAGGGTTATAGTTGAACCAGTCGTCGAGTGCAGTGATGCCCTGGTCTTCCATAGCTCCGTTTGATGGTATAAAGCTTAGACCGAAATCATAGAACGAAGTAAACAGGTCGTCGTTGTTCTCGTTTTCTTTAGCAAAGAACCTGGAGTCCCCTATGCGTTCGGTGACTTCAATGCCGAGGTCCTCTTCTATTTCGTTGAATAACTCGCAGTATCCTTCTACGTTAAGTCCTACCTTCTTTGACGCTGGGCCGTATCTCCACTTGGGATCCCCGAAGATCGCCCACTCCCCGAAGCTGTCACGGTCTGGCCACTCCTTTCGGATGTATACCTCTCCGTGCTCGTTGACTCCAGCCCAGATGCAGGTGTAGTTCCTTGCGCCTGCAGGGTCAACCACCTGGTAGCAGGTGAACTGCGACTTATCCGAAATGTCGGGGAACTGCATCTTGTATTTGTTGGGTTCCTCAGACAGTACGTTGACTTCTGTATTGAAGTAAGGAAGCAAAGCATTTGCTGATTTGACTGGTACGCCGTAGGCACGGACCAGTATCTCTGAGTCAGGCCTACCTACTAGATCCTTAGCTATACGTTCGTAACCGCCAAAAGGATTCTCGTCGGAGTGCAGGTAGATTACTGCAGCGTCACGGCTGGGGCTGTACTGCTGGATAGGGACCACCTTGTCCTCTAGTAAGGCCGCAGGCCTTGTCTGAAGTGTCTCTGCGTTCTTGAGGTACTCTGATATGAAAGGGGTATAGCCGTCGATAGGTGTAAACCCGATCAGCATCTTGGAGTCCCGTGTAGCTAAACGGAAGCGCAGGGTGTTTACCAGTGCAGCGTCACCAAGGTATTCGTCCAGCCAGGCCCCGATGTTCAGCCCCTTGGGCTGCTTGAACCCGAACTCAAAACCTTCCAGGATCGTCTGGTTATTACTGTACTGCGTATAGGTCTTGAAGTCCACTCGGGTCCTCGTATCTGGAAAGATAAACGAAGAAGCCGTGAATCCGTTCTGCATAGAGTAGTTGATATACCCGTCTACGCTCTTAGTCTTGCGCTTGAACTCCTTGGGCATCATCTCCCAGATTGCAGCCTGCTGCACCTTGATGGACGTATCGGCGTTCTGAGAGAAGCATACGATATGCCCGTCCATACTTTCGGTGACGGCCTCCATCAGCATCTTTGCGCATCCAGTTGTTTTCCCCGATCTGTTGCCACCTAGTGCCAGGACTTCGTTCTGCGCACGCAATCCCGTGCGTATTCTGTCCCAGCCCGCCAGGTCAAAGCCATAGCGAATCGGGTCCTCGATGGCTGCCTGTATTCTGCCTTCGTGCGCCTCGTGTAGGGTAGCTAGTAGCTTAGGGTCCTGCTCACCAAGCAGGACTATCTCCTCGTCTGTAGGAGGCCGCACTATAGGGTGCTCTGTAAACGTAATCGGCATTACTTAGACTTCTGCGGCTGCTCGGTCTTCGGGGCCGCTGGCTTCTTGCTCCAGTCGATATCGTCGTAGTTCTTGCGCTGCTTGGCAGCGTTGTGCCCCTTTCGGGGTGCGCATCCTTTACCCATCTGTGTCCTCCTGTATTAGTTCTGCTTCTTCAGCTTTCTTGAGATTGGCAATCCTGTCTCGGGCCGCCTTGATAGTTTCTTCGTAGTCCTCCTGTGTAATAACCTGGCGGTCCTCTGTAATCTGCGTGGCCTCGCCACGTGAAGTAAATGCCTGCCTCGCTGCATTGGACACAGAGATCGATATCTCCTTTAGGTCCCTTACCGTAGGCTTTAGCTCTCCTGACTCCAGGTCGTCCCTTACAGAGTTAATCAGGTCCTCTTCTAGGCTACTGAGGTTCAGGTAGTTCTTTGCGGCAATCTTGCCGCTTAACTCTTTAAACTTCCCTAGATGATCCGTGTAGTCCGACAGGACGCTGATGACGGTCTCCCTATCAATCCCGTACTTCTTAACGATACGGGTCTGGCTACTGCCAGTGCTATACAGATACAGGATAGACGCAACCTTCTCGGGGTTGTGTCTAGATAGACTACGGACCTTCTCGATCTCTTTCTTCTCGGCTACTTCCCATATTGCACCCTGGATTTCCTGCATAAGTGCAGCCTTATCTTCAGGGGAATTGTTGTCTGGTTCCTCTAGCATTTCTTAATTATTTATAAAATAAACTTGACAGTCAAGTAAAAACTACTGTATAATCCTTTTATACTCCTTAAGGAGTTCTTGCCTTAAGAAGTTTCCTGGCCCCGTAGGGGCAAAGGAAATAAGGAGGAACCAAGGACAAAGGAATCCTTAAAGACACTCCTTAAGGAATACAAGAACCTAGCCACGGGTAGAAGCGTTGCTTCTCCTGATGCCCTATGAAGGGGGTATTTTTTTGAGGGGCGGTTGATGAAATACACAAAAATATAGCTAGTTAATAGAAGCCCCCGCCCCCCCATAAGCTGGGCTAATACCAGATCGAGCCAGCATAAGATCCGCTAATACTGCGGGTCGATAAGCTGTTCTCATCCTGCACGGACTCAGCATAAGATCCCCTAATGCTACGGGGCTATAAGCTCGGCTAATTCTAGACGGACTCAGCATAAGATTCCCTAATGCGGGGGGATCCATAAGCTCGGCTAATCCTAGGGCGGCCGATAAGGTGAAATAAGTTTTTCTTTTTCTGTGAGTGAAAGGATCCACCATATAAGTTCTCCTACTTGCATTGCATCCAATCC